GTAAAATTGACTAATGATATTAACATATTTAATGATAGAGGACAACTTACATTATATTCTAAATTAAATGTAAATGGATTTCTAGAAATTGCATGCTTAGAATTTAAATGTATTAATTGATTTTGTAAATTAGATGTATTTATATAACTCATATTATATTATATTAGAAATTATCTAAACTGTGATTTTTTAAAGGTTCTGTTAATTTATTTTCCGAATTATATTTTTTAAGTTCTCCAACTCTTTCTTTTAAAAGATAGGACGAGATGGGGTCACCTATGACGTGGTGATGTGTTATTTTATTTTTCATTTCTTTTAAATCATCTTTTGTTAATCCTTGTATCATCTCTTTGTGGAAGGCTGGCGTATAACCCGTATTATATAATTGAGCGTTTGAGATTCTATCTCTAATACCTTTGTTTTTCATCGCCATTAATCCTACAGACGAACCAAGACTGTGTCCTGTTAATGTGAATTCATCGTTTGGATTTTCTTTTAATATTCGTTTAATATCATTTTTTCTTTTTTTAAATTGTTTGTCATTTGAAGATAAACCTAAACCTAATTTAACATCACTAATTAAATCTTTAATATTTGTTTTGTCAGTTCCTTTAATGGCTATTGTATTTTCACCTGTTTTATTATTTTTGTAATGAGCGACGCCCCGTTGTAGTTTAACTAATTCATTATCCGTGTTTTTTAATTCATTTCTTATCTTTTTTTCTGCTTGTTCTTTTGTTTTTGAACGGTCTATCAGGTAATGCAATTTATTAAGTTTTGGTAACATATAATAATAATTAGATAAAAAATAATATCTAATTATAATTATATAAATGTTTAATTCACAAGCACAACAAAACCAATTAGACCCAAACGACCCTAATTTTAGAATGGCACCCGCTCACATTCCCCCTGGTAAGTTCATAGATATTGACGAGCAATATTATTTACCAAAACCTGAACCTACGGCGATTCCTAATAATTCTATTAGACAATATCCTAACCCTATTGTTAATTCTGGGTTTGTTGACCTACACCCTGTAATAGATAATGATTTTAATCAAAAAGTCAATTATGGTTCGTATCTGTATAATCAAATAACGGGGTATCAGTAGGTCTATTTTTTAAATTTTTATTTACTGTATCTAAATTATTAATAAAAAATCGTTCTAATTCATTAACATGTTCGGCGTCTGTTTCTGCTAATAAAAATATTTTACAATTCTTTTTATTATATAATTCAAATAAATCATGACTCCTTGTAGATTTTAGGTTTATCTTATGATGATATTTATGAACCGCTAAGCGTTGCGTTAGGTATTTTTGACAAGTTGAACCGACATAGCATTTAGAGTCATCTAATAATAGAGATTTAATAGCATAAATTTTATATAACATATAATATAACTTAGAAAAAAACTAGATATTTTTTATTTATTTTATTATTAATTTAATAATAAAATGAATAGTTTTAATTATCATCCTCATCCTCAACAACATCTGAAAATGACGGAGTATCGCCTAATGGAATATCATTAATATAATTATAATAATCTTTATCGTGAGAGTATAAATGTTTTCGTAATTCTTCGGCGTTTGTATTTCGTAAATCATATTTACTACCGTTATTTCTTATAAAATATGGTTGTAGTATGGATTTAATTTCAATACCAAATCTAGTTAGCGTCCAATTACAACTCATATAATTATTTTTAGCATATTCAGTAGCCATTATATTTAAATCTTGTGATGTGTGCCTGCGTCCTACTAATTTATAAATATTAGTATAAATGAATTTTTTATACGCTGGGGCATTATCTAATATTATTTCATTTTTATATTGTGTTTCAGGTGCTCGTCCAAAACCTACATTATATGATGTGTTTTCGTATGTCATAAAATAATTATATAATTGATTCATATAATCTTTATTATTAATAAATTCATAAAAATCCGTGTAGTCTTGTTTATCTAGTGGAATATCAGGGCATCGTATCATAAAAAACCGTCTATCCTGAGTATCTAATTTAAATGAGTTTTCATTATTTGTAGTAAAAATATAATTAGAATAATCATCTAAACTAATTGAATCTACGCCTTTTTTCTCTAAATTTAATGTTGGTCTAGTGATAATTTGTTTTAATTTATCTGATATCTTTTTTGCTTGTGCTGATATTTCGTCGCCATAAATAAATAATTTATTTGATAAATGAGAATTAAAATTTTTAGTTAAATCTTCGATACTTTCTAAATGTGCCGAATAATTTTCAAATAATTTACATAGAGCATCTGTAAGACAATTTTTACCGATTCCACCAATCATACTAAATAATATAATAGCGACATTTGTTTTTTTGTATGGGGTTTTGACTATGTGTGCTATCCACTGTTTAAAATATTCATATGAGTCATCATCGTTTGAAATATATTTAAGTAATTTAAAAAATATGTTATTCTCATCGCAGGCTTGCCCTATTTGATATACTGAACCTTTGTATAAATTATAACTATTACATTTAGGCATTTTTGGGTCAAAAATTATGTCTTCTAATACTCTATGTTCTGTGTCTGCAATCCATAATTTAATAAACGGACATTTAAAATAATCATCATTTATTTTAATATTAATATTAGGACACTGACCCTCAGACCATGTAATTAAATCATTTTTTGTTAAAAATTGTAATCCCGTTTTATTTTCAATACAGAATGACAACGGGTTTTTTAATTTAAATACTTTTAATTCAAATTCCTTTTTATATTCGTAATACTCGCTCGGTTTCTCGATATCTGATAATTCTTCTAATTTTAATGTTTTTGTTTTATGTTTGATTGGTTTTTCCTCTGGGTATTCTTCATAAAACCATTTATACAATGTTTTACCTGTAATTGATTTTGATTTCTTTTTAAAAGTAAAATATTGTTTTGATACATCGTGTGAATTTTTATAATTTGGTAATGATTGTGATAATTTGTCAAATAAATTTAAACCTTCTTTGCTTTCATTAGTTTCATAATTAATAATCATTCCTAAATTACACCAATCTTCAAATGATTCAAAATAACCTTTGTCTATTAGTTTGCTTGCCATTTTTTCAATATCATCTAATTTAATTTCTTTATTTTTAAAAGTATCTTTTTTTGCTTCGGCTTTTGCTTCGGGTTCTGGCTCGGGTTCGTGTTTAAATTTATATTCCTTTGCTTTCTCAGGGATTTTATGAATTAAAAAATCTTCAACCTCTGTTAGTTTATCTGCGTTAGAATCATATTTAATTTTATGGATATTCGGTTTCGTCTTCTCTGTTTGATATGGTAATCTAAATTTACCGTTTTTATAAACTGATGTATCAACTAATTTTTTATCTTGTTCTTTATATTTATCAAATTTTTCATGACTGAATATTTTTTTCAATTCTGGAATTGTTGTATGATATTTTGGAATGCTCCAGTGTGCTCCGTATTCTTTCTCCTCTGGCTTTTTACTAATTGAATATCTAAAATATTTAAGTTTAATGTTTAAATGTTCTGATATTACATTAAATATTTCGCCTATTTGACTTTTTGATTTACAGTGGTCTATGTCACCCCATATAATACACGGTTTGTCAGCTTCAACCTTTACATGTAGGTTTAAATCTTTTTTGTCTATTAAAGCAATTGTCACATCGTATTCGCTCACATATTCAGGATTTTTACTTTTTGCATATTCTGGAATTTTTACAAAACTCATTTATATAATTAACTTAGGAAATAATATTTTAAATCAAAATTAATTTAAAATAGTATTTAAGGAAAAAACTAGATATTTTTATTTTTTTTCGTGATATAATTTTTTGCGTAATAACATATTTTGGTAAGCCTCGGGATTGTTTTCTTTTTGTCTATGATAATACTTCTTTTGATATTCCGCACATTTTTGTTTATTATTTTTGCGATATAATCTCATCGTCTCCAAATGTTTTAATCGGTTAATTTCAGTTTTTGATAGTTCAGTTTCTTGGTCTTCTTCTGATGTATTCATATTATAATATAATAGAAAATAATTCCTTAAATATATTTATTTTAGGATATATCCAACGGATAGGTTGCGGACAACGGACGGATACAAGTATCAATTTTAACTCATTATGAAATATTAATATTAAAAATAATTATTTTATGTTTTTTTGTATAAGAATTTGTAAATAACCTGTATAACCTGCCCTACCTGTACCTTATTCATTTTACTATTATATTATTATATTATTATATTTCTATTATAATACTTATACTTATTCATTATTATAAAATATTATAATAATTCTTATGAAGTAAAATCGATGCACTAATTCACGGGCGGGATAACGGATACCTTTGAAAAATATTTATAACGTATCCGTGAAATATTAATAATTAAATTAAATATCTAATAATTAATATAATAATATGGAATTTGTCATAAATGGAATTAAATTTGATACAAAAACTACAAATGTCAAAGAATTAATACACGAGATAGCAGAACTACTGGTGATGCTGATTGATTATGATAAAGATTATCCAGAAGACGATTCAGATGATGACGATGATGATGACGATGATGAAGATGAAACCGATGAAGAATCATCTTCCGAATATGAAGAAGAATTATTAGACGAATCTTCCGACGATGAAGAGAGTGAAAATGTGAAAAGTAATAAGAAACAAAAATTAAATAATGATGAAAATGATTATCAATAAATAAATAGTAAAATGACTTAAGGAAATAACATTTAATAATATTAAATGGTGAATTATACCGAAGGAAAGATTTATAAAATAGAATCAACTTTAGGCGACAAAGTCTATTATGGCTCGACCACTAAAAAAAGATTATGTGATAGGATGTCAACTCATAGAAGTTCTTATAATAGATGGTTAAATGGAAAAGACATAGGGAATTATAGTTCGTTTGATTTATTTAATGAATACGGATTAGAAAATTGTAAAATTATTTTAGTCGAGAATTGCCCTTGCGAAAGTAAAGATGAATTAATAGCACGAGAAGCACATTATATTAAATCGTTTGAATGTGTTAATAAACTTGTTCCGGGCAGAACACTAAAAGAATATTATCAAGACAATAAAAATAAAATAACGGAGAAAAAAAAAGAGCGGTATTACGATAATAAAAATAAAATATTGGAAAGAAATAAACAATATTACGAAAATAATAAAAATAAAATATTAGAAAAAATGAAAATTAAACATACCTGTGTATGCGGCTCGTGCATCTGTAAAGGAGATAAAGCAAAACACGAACGAAGTAAAAAGCACATTAAATTTTTAGAATCTCAGTAATTAATATTAATTTTAGTAATTAATATTAATTTATTCTATCTCTAACCGATTGAATTTTTTATAAAAAATATTCTTATTAGTTAGTTTCTGACTTAAATCGACAAATAAGAAGCTATAAGGATCGTCGTTTTCAAATACATAATTCATCACCTTCTCAGATGTTTTATTATCAAAATTAAATAGTTCTTTGACTATAGCCTCATGTTCGGGTCTATTTTTTGGTTTAAATGTTATTAGATGGGATAGATTATTTCTTATCCCTGTTGGAATATCTCTAAATCTTTGAACTAAAAAAATCATACTACAATAGAGATGCCGCCTATTTTGCACTAGTTGGACTAATTTTTTCTCCACCTGTGCCGATTTACGAAGCTGCGACCCTACATCGTCAAATATAATTAGACTATGTTTATTATCTTTTTTATTTTGTTCTAATTTGTCTTCTAAGTCATCTAAAACATCAATAGTAAGTGCTTTATTCTTTTTATCATCGCTCAATTTATCAAAGGGGTCGTTTTTGACGCTCCCGTTCCCGATGGTAGGAGAAATAACATAGATATTATTAAATATCTTCTTGTAACTCTGTCTAACTCCATTCTTTTTATTTTTAGTCATGATAGAATACAAGAAAGTAGTTTTACCAGAGCCTGACGAACCAGCGATAACCATGCAGAACCCGCTATAATTAGGGAGTGGCTCGGGAATATCTTTTACTATGATTTTATCGAGATTATTTTTGCTATTTTGTATTACTAATTTATCATTAGGTAATTCTAAAATACTCATTATTATATTAACTTATATTTTATTTTTTCTAATTAATATAATATGGGTTATTCAAAAGATATTTTAGATATTATGGATAAAATAAGATTAAACAGTTCTAATATGAGTAAGCAACACAAAACCAATTATTTTTATTACAAATGGATTTCTACTTTGTTTCGTGTTCCTACAATTATTATTAGTAGTATATCAGGTGTATTTTCCGTTGGGACTCAATCCTACATGAACCAAAATACAATTAGTGCGGTTGTATGCCTATTATCATTATCAATCAGCATAATTAATAGTATCGAATTATTTTTACATATTAGCGACAATGTAGAAATAGAATTAGAAATGAGTAAAAAATATTATATCCTCGCATGTGATTTATACAAATTATTAATGTTAGACGATTGTAATAGACCAGCCGAACCACTGGAACAATTAAAAAAATATTATTCACAATACATAGATTTATATAATGAGTCGCTGCTGATGCGAAATAATAAATATGATAAATTATTAAATTTCACAATTCCAAATATTAATAATATTGAAAAAGATAATAATAGTTTATCATCTGCTGAGTCAAATGATTCACCCAGACAAACTTATTTAGAAAGTATGATTTAAAAAAATACCATAGCACTTCGCTTAGGAGTTGGCGGAACTACTGGGCGTGCTACAGGTTTTGCCGATGGTTTAATATTTAATACAGGTTTAGTCTCGGGTTTAGGTTCAGATTTAGGTTCTGAATAATAATAATTATTTATAACTGTTTCTTTTTTTGCTCTTGTTTTCATTCCGTTACGCTGGACTGATACGGGTAGGGCTTCTGCTTCTTTTTTAACTTTCTCTTTTTCTGCTTTTACTGCTGCTGCTTTTTCTGCTTTCGCCTTTCGCATCTTTTCTGCCTGAATTCTGCGGCGTTCAATATCATCTGGTTTTAATTCCTTCTTTTTAGTATAGGCTCGTTTTGCTGGTTTATCTGGTTTCGCTTGTTCTTCTTCTACGGGTTTTGCTTTGCTTACGATTTCCAGCGATGAATCGCTATCTGATGAATCTGAATCATAATCTGACATTATATTATATTATAGAAATTAAAGTTTTTTTAAACTCTTTAAATTTCTTTAAAATTAAAATATCTAAATTAATTATATAATGCCAGATATTATTGAATTAAACGAGATAGAAGACGACACCAAAAAAGGAACATTCCAAATATTATCAGAAGATGAATTACATACAATTTTAGGTATTCAAGCAGACGAACAGATAGAGGTTTTACCATCGGAATTATTTTTCGACCAGCCATACTGTGCGGATTATTATGCGGAACGCTTCCCAGGCTTGCCTGACGAATATTACGAGATTTTAGCCGAAGAAACCCCAAAATAAATTAATATCTAAATTATAATATAATAATATGGATAAAAAAGATGATAATAAAAAACCATCAAAGGATAAGAAAAAAGACAAGAAAGACAAAAAAGATAAAAAAAAGAAAGTTGTTAAAAAAAAAAGTGATGATAAAATTAGTCAGAGTCAGATTGTAAATATTAAAATAGGCGATTTATCAAAACCAAGAACAAGAAGAAGAGCAGCACCAAAAGCACCGCCGCCGCCGCCTCAAATACAACGACAATTACAGTATTTACCATCATTAGCAGGTCAAGCACCTATGATACCACCACCGCTAGCACCTACCCCTCCACCTGCACCACCACCACCAAGACCACCAGCACCAGCAGCAGAACCCAGAAGAACGGGTGATTTTTTTAGTGATGATACATCAGGGTTAGGGTCTAGGTTTGGAACTTCATATGATTTAGCATCAGCGCCCGGAGAATTGGAGCTACTGGGGGCACTTTCTAGAAGTTCTAGTAGACCTTCATTATCACAATCTCTACGCTCTCGTAGTGGTTCTGAAATATCATCATTAACAGATGTAGATTTTGGAGAACCCGCATCTAGTGGAAGTTTTCAACAATTTGAAGGAAACATAAATTTAAACGATTTAGACAGCGGAAAGTTCGGAGACGATGTAACACCACCAACTAGAATTTTAAGAAGAAGAGTAGATGAGATGTCAGTAGTTGATAATTTAACAGAGTTTGATATGAAGGAACAGCGGAGAAAATTAAGATTAAATAATATCACTCAATCCACACAAGCAGAATCAGAAGAAGAAGAAGGAATAATAGGTAGAGTTCAGGCTAGAGGTGATGATGATAGCATAGAAAGCTATCTAATGTTCGACCCACGATTTCAAGTTACACGCACAACACTATCAACACAGCCCGAAGAAGAACTAGGAGTTGGAGCAGATTTTGAAAATATAGCCGCTCCGTCAGTTGTTAATGTAGCAGATAATTTAGGGTTTGTATCATCTCAACAACCACAAGAAATACAAGAATTACAACCAACACAAACACCACCAGAAGCCCAACCAATAGAAGCTCAAGTAGTTCAAGAATCAGTAGTAGCCGTTCCAGTTACAGAAGACCCTATGATATCCGAACCATTACAAGCACAACCAGTAAAAGGTGATGTTAAACCTGAAGACGAAGCAACGGGCGGGGGCGGCGGCGGCGGCAGACCACCTATTAATTTTATTGCAGCGATGAAAGACCCAGTAAATCAAGATTTAATTTTTAACAGATACACATTAGAAAAAGCATTATATCAGAAAAAATTAGAGGGGGGCATCAAAGGATTTAAACAGGCTATTGAAAAATATAAAATAGTAAATTCAAAAGGAAACCCGTTAGATGTTGCAACATTTCAGAAAAAGTATCAAGAATGGTTAGGGAAAGGTGATAGAGAAAAAGAAATAAATAAATTAGATAGTGAAGCACTCAAAGCGGCTGCTAAAAAGGCGAGTAAAAAAGTTAAAAAGCAATTTTCAGGAGAGGCGGCGGAAAAATAAAAAACACAAATAATATTAGAAAAAATAAAAAAATTATATTATAATAAAAATATTATCTATTATAATATAATATGTCTTTTAATACGTCAATTACTGGAGGTGCAAAATGCCCCACTTTTACTTTTAATAGTACAACAATAGAAGCAACTAACGGAGTATTTGAAAATGTCACCGCCATTAATGGTGATTTTGTAAATTTAACAGGCACCACTTTTAATCCATCTAATATAACTACTAATATTTTATCCGCAAATGTTGGTAATATAATTGACTTTACCAGCACAGACGCAACATTAACAACCGCAGATATTAACACGGCTTTTATTGATACGGCGAATGTAACAACCGCAAATATTACAGATGTTACAATAGATTCGCTAGAGGTTGAAAATGGAACGATAGACAATCAATTAATTATTAATGATACAATAGATACAGGATTAACTACGCCAAATTCCAGCATCCAACGACGCACAGGAACATTAAATTTAAATTTAGGTTATTTAGATAGTGCGTTAGGAATTCCAGTTTCAGGGGAGCTAAACATCAGAAGATTTTATCGCACATCAGGAATTACGGGTGATACTGTTTTAAGTTCAGACAGAGTAACAGGCATAGTAACAATACCATTATTAAATACAACCACAGCAGAGGTAACAGATTTATTAGTAGATGATATAACAATTGAAAATAATATAATATTTAGAAATGGCGGAAATGTAATAGCAGACATGGTGCAAACCACCGCAGATATAGCACTAGAATTAGATTCAACTGTTCCTTATTATATAAAAACGATGGGAACCGCTAATATTAATTCATTAATACAAGTATATCCAAATTTAAATAAAGTAGTTATACCAAATTTAGAAGCAGCTAATGGAGAGATAACATATTTTGAAACTTTCGTAGAAGACGTTGAAAATAGATGGAATTTTACAGGAAGTAAAGGATATAATTTAATATCAATTACAGCTGACCCAGTATTAGATAAAATATTATATGATATTAGAAATAATGGTTTATTAAGTTTTAGAAATTTACAAACACAACAAGAAATATTAAATATTGATACAACGAATAATAGAACAATAGCACCGAATATAACAACTAATGAAATTACATTTCAAGATGGCGGCACCGCATACTCAACATTAGAACAAACAGCAACAGAATTAGATTTATTATTAGATACAGATTTTACAATATCAACAAGTGCTAAAGAATTAATGAGAGCGTCAGAGTCGGGCGGGTATGTTTTAATCCCATCATTAAGAGCAACAGCGGCAACAATTACTACTGGATTTGTTACCACAGGAACAGTAACAACATTAGATAGTGATGAAGTGACTATTAATAATAATTTATTATATGATTTAAGAAATAATTTATCAGCAGGTGCAGGTATTGTTTTTAGTAATGTTACGCCGACTGGTTTTACAATTGAAAGCACAGGGGGCTTACCAGCAAATCCAACTTTTAATAGTGTAACAACTATTCAAGATGTAATAGTCGGCGGAGATATTACAGTAACAGATGTAACAGCAGCAGGATTAATAACAGCAGCAGATATTGATATTTCAACATCACTTACGGTAGGGACAAGTATTTTTACAACTGGTAACATTAATATTACGGGCGGCAGTCTAAATATTACAACTGGAGACATTAACATGAACGCAGGAAATATACTTACAGTAGGTAATGTTGATGGTGAAGATATAACAGCAATAAATAAAGTTGAAGGTTTATTAGTATTAGGCGAAACGGTGGAATCTAACGGCAATATGATATGTGCCGATGATTTATCCGTTGGAAACGATGCGACCGTTGGAAACAAAACAATCACGAAAAGGTTGCAGTATAACCCATCATCTCTATTTTGGCAAGTTTCCTCAACTGGACCACAACCAGGCGGAGGTACTACACAACTTATAAACTTTGATGGTGCAATATGGGATAAAACAGGCGGAGCATTTGGAAGGCAAGGCGTAGGGTTTTTAGTAAATGTTGCTGGTTGGTATAAGTGTTCTGCACACGTTCAATTTTGGAAAATCAGCGGATCACAAACGCAAACAATTAGAACTTTTTTTACCGTTAATGGTCAGTGGCTTCCAGCAAGAGGTGCGACATTTTCATCAACGGCGTTTATGAATGGTAACGCTCGGTATGGTAATACATCTCTTACTAATACTATTTTTTTTAATGCTAGCGAGGAAGTGACTGTCGCTTACCAATCAGCCAATCAACCAGGGCAAAACTTCGGCAGTACTATTGGTTCTACAGTATCAACGGTGGGGTCTTTCATTTATTTGGAATATCTCGGGGGGAGTTTTAATTTCTAAAAAATATCTAATTTATTTTATATGGAAGACGATTTCGTGCCTGATATTGAACCGCCACAATATGAAATACTCAGACAAAAAATAAAAGATAATAAAATGATATATTGTATTAATGAAGAAACCGCTAATAAAATAAAACAAGATATACCAGACTTACATTGTTATTATGAATATAATAATAATTATGATGTTTATATTATTGATGAAAAAACGGTAATACAAGATATAAGCAATCTTAAACCTGAAACTTTTATTTATTGTCATTTTAAAAAAAATATCTAGTTTATTTATATAATGAAAAGTTTAGATATTTTAAACACCATCGAAAACATCACAGATAAGACTAAAACTAATTATCATAATTTATTAAAACGATTAGATAAAAAGGAATTTAGATTTCCATTAGGTAAAAAAGAAAACGAAGTCTATGTAAATAAATTTTTAGAACAATACCCCAAAATACAATCAAGATTAGATTTATTAAACATAGTAATCAAATTACGAGGGCAAGAAGGCTTGGAAGTTGAAAAACTTAAAAAGCTAAGAAGCGAATATACCAAGCAACGCAACCTAAATAATATTGATGATATAAAAGAATTAAAAAAAGAGTTATTATCATACGAAGAATTCCAAAATAAATTAGACGAAGCATTTAGTAAAAAGCAGTATATCAAATACATTATTAATTATTTAATGTTAATATACGGCGTAAGAAATCAAGATTTAGATTTAATAATAGGACCAGCTACAGATGATGATAAAAATTATCTAACTATTAAACCAGCTAAAATTATTTATAAACGCAACACTTATAAAACATCGGGAACATACGGACCGCAGACACATGAAATAACTGACACTAAATTTATTAAAGCGGTAAAAGCACTAAATAAAGAAATAGGCGAAGATAAGAAATTATTTAATAATAAACAAATAGCGAATGATATTAAAAAATATCAAATTAATAAACATTCAGAATCTGATATTTTTAAATTAATAATAGATTACTATTATAATAAAGAAGACACAGAAGCAATTAATAAATTATCAGAATCACGGGGCACATCAATTAACACGATTAAATCATTTTACAACATAAACTCTAAAGTGCCTATTATTAGAGAACTATAAAAATTAATATCTACTTTATAATATAATATGTATTCAAATAATTTTACATGTAAATATGTTTATGCTAACACTCTGACATCACCGTTTAATACAGATACTGAAACTATTAAAGTTAAATTACCGCCTAATTCAATACGAAGCCCTAATATGAAAATACAGTTAATAGCTGGTACTTATATTATAGATGCAGAGACAAACGGTATAGTATTAAAAATGGATAATACCCCTGATAATTATTATTCTTCAGATTATAAAGGGGCGTGTATTGGAATTTTAGATGTTACTTATGCTAGAAGTGGTGGTGGATTTTATCATTATAATTTAACATCTACAATCGAACAACCCGAATATATCATAAGTTCTAGTACTCAAGAAATAACAATTGGTTTTGAAAATACAGCGGGTGGGGCTTTTGTACTTCCTCCTATTTCATATTCTTATATTTTTAAGTTGTCTTACCCCGTGCAAGACGAAATACAAAATCAATTCACGAGCCAGATTAACTCTGGATTTTAATTAATTAATATAATAATAGATTACTATTATATTAATTTAAATCATAATTAATATTATACGGTGAAAATATCGCAATATTTTCTTTGAAAACCATAAAATAGATTAACTTTTAAAAGATATTCAAGAAAACCACGAGCCACCCAACGAAAAAGCCGAAATAACAACCATTTTAGATAATATCTAATATAATATAATGAAATTAGAAGAATTAAATAAAATATCAAACCCTGATAAAGTATTTAATAAATTTAAAAAATTAAAATTAGAAGGGACGATACATATTAGCGACAGAAAGGATAAAAAATATTATGTTCTATTGGATAATAAAAAAATACATTTTGGTTCAACCATGGAAGATTACACATATCATAAAGACAAGAAACGAAGAGATAATTTTAAATCACGGAACGGAGCTTGGAAATATAAACCAGAAGGCACGGCTTCATTTTATAGTTATTATTTATTATGGTAATTTTAATTATTAATATTTCACGGATACCTTATAAATATTTTTCAAAGGTATCCGTATAGTTGCCCGTGGATTAGTGCATTCAATTTACATAGTAATGTTTATATTATATATTATAATAATGAATAAGTAGATGTATTATAATAGTAATATAATATAATAAAATAATGATAGAGATAACCAGCGGGCAAGTATCGCAGGTTATACAGGTT